TATAATGTTGCTTCAATACCAAAAAGAAATTATTGCCGCATTGATCGACTATCCAAAAGAATCCGAAAGGGTGAAGAGTGAAATCGGGTTAAAGAATTTCAATGAACCATATAAAACAGCACTAGGAATAATTTACGATAACGAGAGTCTTGATGAAGCTTCTTTGTCTTTTCAACTGAGAGAGATACCAAACTTCCCATTGAAAGAAATTCTAGATATAAAAATAAATAGTTCCCTGATGTTTTTAGATACGGCAATTTCGAGATTAAGATTAGAACTTGATAAAAGGAAGATCTCTGAAATTATAAAAAATGAATCCTCTTCTTTAACGTTATATGAGACATTGAAAGAAGAGAGTGAACAGTTTTTCAATTCTCATTCAGCAAATACCATCACACCTTATTACATAGATTTAGATTTTGTTTTTAGTGAACTTGAAAAAGATTCAAAATCGAAAACGAATAACAACCTTAAATCCACACGTTTCCCAAAACTGAATGATATTACTGGAGGATTTAATCCCAGTAATATTATCGGGATAGCCGGTGTATTTAAAAGCGGAAAAACTTCTTTCGCTTTATCACTCATGATAGATTATTTGAACCAAAATATTCCGGTATGCTTTTTCTCTCTCGAATTATCAAAAGACGAATTAATAAAAAAAATCATTTCGTATGAAACCGGAATCAAATATTCATCTCTTAGAGATCCGAAACAATTAACAGATGAAGAGCAAAAAACACTTAGCCGGTATTGGAATACTGAAAAGAAATTGAAACGAAATTTATTTGTAGAGACTGATCCAATATCCGTCTTCGAGGCAAAATCAAAAATGAGAGCTTTGAAAAGAGCCGGTGTAAAAACTTTCTTTTTGGATTATATCGGTTATCTACGGAGCGATTCTAATTTTGAAAATCGAGAACGTGAATTAACATTTAACTCAAATTTCTTGAAGAGAACAGCGAAGGAATTAGATATTACAATTTTCTTACTAGCTCAATTAAATAGAAGCGGAAAGAGTGATCCATCTTCATTTAACTTAGCCGAATCTGTTGGTTTAGCTCGTGATTGTGATTTCTTATTTACTATTTCTGAAGCTTCCATTTATGGAAATGTAATTAACAAACAGTATGGAAGTATAAACTTAGAAAATAAATTTGTTCTCAAACTCGACTCTTCTAGACATTCAGAGCAAGGCAAAATGATTCTATTGGGATTCACACAATACGGAATGCAGCAATCAGAATTATCAGAAACAAGCAATCCTCAGCAATATGAAAAAATCCCTAATTGGTATGAGAAGAATCAACAAGAAGAATTTCCAATTTAATAAATCATTTAAAGGAGCTATACAATGTCAGAGACTACAGAAATCAAGGTTTACAAAATAGCCGGTGTGGAATATCGGTTAAAGAATCATTACTCAATGAAAGAGTGGGGCCAAATCTTAAAAATTACAGCAGCATTAAACATCAAAAATCGATTACAGACTTTGATCTTATTACTTGCTGAAAATAAACTAGAAGATTTGTTAAATATTATTCTAGATAAACCGCTTCATCAAGAGTTATATGAAGAGGATTTTGAAGAAGTTTCAAAAGTCATTTATGATTTCTTCTCTCGAGAAAAAAGCTTGATGAAAAGATCAAACCAAGAATCACCAAATTTAACGAGAGAATAAAATGAGCTCAGCAAATAAAGAAATTGTAATTAAACTTCGTCTAGAAGATAAAGAGATTGAAGCTAAGTTACTCAATGTTGATCAGATAATTGACACCATTTCGGATGCAACCAAAACAGCAACTTCAAACTTTGCAAGTTGGGGGAATATTACAACCGGTCTGAATCAAGGTCTGATGTTGTTTGAAAGGGTTTGGTCTAAATTATCGATTCCGGTTAATGTTTCCGCTGAGTTCGAAAGATACAATATTCAGTTTGAGGTATTACTAGGGAATGCTGATAAAGCAACAAAATTGCTTGATGAAATTCGAGAGTTCGGAGCCTCTACACCGCTAGAGTTTACTGGTCTAGTTAAGAACGCTCAGCTATTATTAAACTTTGGAATTGAAGCTGACAAAGTATTACCTATTCTTAAAAATCTAGGTGATATTTCCGGAGGCAATGCACAAAAGTTGGATTCACTTACCCTAGCTTTTGCTCAATCTATGTCAGCTGGAAGATTGATGGGTCAAGATTTGCTTCAAATGATTAATGCTGGTTTCAATCCTTTACAAGTGATTGCAGAAAAAACCGGTAAATCAATTGGTGAATTGAAAAAGCAGATGGAAGAGGGAGCGATTAGTTCTCAGATGGTTGCTGATGCTTTTGAAGCTGCTGCTAGCGAAGGTGGAAGATTTCATGGAATGATGGAAAGACAAGCTGAATCATACGAAGGGATGAAATCGAATTTATCAGATGCAGCAACTATAATGCTGAAAAGTTGGGGTGATGAATTACTCCCAACTGTAAAAAGTGTTGTAGGAAATCTTACTGATTTTGCAAAAGTCCTCACCATATCGACATCTAATCTCGATAAAGCAAATCAAAAAATCCGTGAGGAGCGGTATGAATTCGAATTACTCACTCGACAATACGAAATGTTGACTCAGAAAACCGAGTTGAACAATCTTGAGAAGCAAAGATATAGCGAAATAATTACTCAGCTTAATTCAAAGTATGGTGAATATCTTGGAAACATCGACTTAGAAAGAGCTTCTTGGATTGAAGTAACTACAGCAATTAATTCCGCTCGTGAAGCTTTAATGGAAAGAGCAAAAGTTATGGTGATTGAAGCGCGTCTGAAAGATTACCTTGATCAAATTGTTTCTGTTCAATCAAAGATTATAAATAACGAGCTGCAGATTGCAGAATTAGAAGCTAAACAAATTGAACGTAGAGAGTCACTTGGCCGACCTGGTAATATTCCGATTCTAGGTGAAGAAAATTCAGATGCAATTTTATTCAAGCTGAAATCGAACATCGATACTTTGAAATCCTCAAATAAAGAATGGCAATCCGAGCTTGACCAAATCGCTCAGGAAAGTTTAGAGTTTGGTGAACGATATGCAGAGATCCTTAACAACATACTTAATCCGACAGAGAATAATTCCGGATCGACAGCCGGTCAACAAAAAGGATTACCTCAAAATGTTAAAGATCAGATTCATCTCAATGCAGTGGAGCTAGAGGAATTGATTAGGGTGGAAATGAATAAGCTTCGTCAGAATATTGAGAGTGATGGGTTTGATATTATCCTTCCGGACATTGATCTTTCTTACCTCAAAACTTACTATGATTCTGTTAAGTATGAAGATGAAAACTATTATGCTTATCGCAAAGGTTTGATTGAAGATGAAATCGAATCTCTAAGAAATACCAGTTTAACTGAGATCGAAATAAATCGATATAAAAACCAAAGAATGAAAGAGCTTGATGAAGATTATTTTAATTGGAAGTGGGAACAATATCAAGAAGATAATCAGCTGATCACCGGCTCAATGGATGCGATGTGGGCTGGTTATGATACTTTCTTTAGTTCACTAACAAATGAAAGTATGTCATTCGCTGAGAGATTACAATCCGTTTGGGAATCAATTGAAGGCGCCTTTATTGGTATGCTTGCAAATATGTTAAAAGAATATCTTCAATCACAAATACAACAGGCTTTAATAGCGGGACCATTACAAAAAGCCTCAATAGCTCAAGCGGGAATCACAGGTGAAGCGATAGCTTCAGCTTATGCACCGGCAGCAGCACTTGCATCAATAGCTACTTTTGGAGGTGCAAATATAGCAGCGATACTTGGTTTGACTTCAACTGTAGCATTTGCCAAGATGCTTGCTCTAGGTGGTGGATTTGAAGAAGGTGGTTTACTACCAAAAGGAAAAGCCGGTTTTGTTGAAGGATACCATAACGAGATTATCGCTCCGGAAAAAACTTTTATTGAAGTATTCAGAAACGAACTCAAACCAAAAATTTACGAGAATGTTTCTCTTTCAAGTGGAGCCGCCTCTCAAAGTCAGTTACTGAAAGAAGTGGAATCATTGAATAGAGAAGTAAGATCGCTTAATAACTCAATGAAAGAATTCGCACTATCAGCAAAAGCATTCGGAGATGACGAAATTGAAAGGCTCGATATTAAGGCTCGATACTTGAACAATCGCGGAGTTTACTAATGAGCAATAAAAAATTTATGGAAGAATTAGAAGATGAAATTCTTGACAAGTATTATAGAGAAGTCGAAAAGTTAACTGAGAGAATCGGATTAATTCTTGAGCGAGAAACAAAAGATGTTCTTTCAAAACATGGTAAGTATGCAACCGGTGATCTTTATAAATCAATAAGATCAAAGGTCATAAAACTAAGTAAATCTTACGTGATTAGATGTTTTGCCGGAGTTAATTATTCACAATTCGTTCATGAAGATACTCGACCTCACTTTCCACCGATAAACAAAATTCAAAAGTGGGTTCGATTGAAAAAATTAACCGGTCGATACTCAGTTAAATCAAAAAGACGACTCGGTGGAAAACAAACTCAACGTGATGAAGATAGAGCTTTAGCCTGGATTATTGCTAGAAGCATCTCACGTAAAGGAACAAAGGGAATCAAGTTTTTTGAATTAGCTCTTAAACAAGCTATGCCTAAGATACAAGATGAATTGACAAAGAAATTGAATGTGTGATTTAGTAACAATGAACAAACTTGCAAACCAGAATCAATGATACTATCTTTGCTGCGAATGATCTGTTCACCAATCTGTTCACTAAAATTATGAATTTTATCAACTCGAGTAAAAATATCAGACATAAAAA